TCACGACCCGCAGGGCGTCCTGTGCATCCACGGCCGCCCTTGGTTGGCTGCCAGCGCCGCATTGGCCGCCGCCAGTCGGTCGGTAGAGGCCGCACTCAGTGTGGCGTTGGCCGTCAGCGTTGCCTCCATTGCCACGCTCTGCGCCGTCTGCGCCGAGATGGCCGCTGCCTGCCGGTCGAACGCTGCGGTCTGCCGGTCGATGGCGTCGGCCTGCAGCTTTCCGGTGGCCGGCTGGTTGATCCAGGAATAGGCTTGCCAGCGTGCGTAGCCCGCTGGCGTTGTCACGTCTTCGCCGGTGGGCCAGTCGATGGGCTGGCCGAATGGGATGGGGGTGGTCATGACGCGACTCCTTTGACTTTCTCGAATGAACGCAACCCACCCAGGCCAAGCATGCCCAGCATTAGCTGCCACAGGTTGTCGTCGATGCCGGGCAGCGGAGGCAGCGGATGTCCGGTGACAATTCCGCCCCAGGCCAGCAGCGGGCGGCCGACGTACTGGAAGAACAACGCCAGCGCGCACACCCAGCCGATGCCGGGGCGCCAGCCGCTGGTGAAGGCAGACGGGCTCGCTGCTTCGGCCTGATTGGTCGCAAGCTGACCTTGCACGATCGCCACGGCCGCCGCAAGATGGGCCGCCTCTTGCGCGCTCTTGTCTGGCCAGATTTTGTTGATGACCGTCGTTGCGAGATCGACGCCAGCGGTGAGGGGATCGAGTGCCATCAAGCCTCCGTCATCGTCTGGGCCACCCGTCGAATCAACCCCCTGCCGAACCGCGCCCATCGGGCGTCATCGAGTTCGGTGTAGGTGCACAAGCGGGCGGCATCGAATCGAAATAGCACGCGCCACACGGGCGCGGACTGCGCGGCTTGGAGGGTGAGCGGCCCAAGGATGCCGTCCTCTGTCTCGCCGACACCGTGCTGCAGCGCCTTGATAGCCGCGCGCACGCCCTGATTCACAGCCATGTCAAAGAGCGGATAGCGCACCTGCTCGGGCACTGCATCGCAGCCGGCCGCGCCCCAATAGTCGCGGCGGTACAGCAGCTTGGCGCGCTCCAGGGTCAGGCTCGGGATGTCTTCGCCGGGATAGGCGCGCTTGCTGATCCCGTAGCGCGTGGCGCCGCCGGGGTCGGCTGGGTCATTGGAGTAGCCGCCCTCGCTGCCGATGACGCGCTGAAAGGCTTCGTCAAAGTTCATGTTTTCCGCCTCTCGATCAGTCGGTCTAACTTTTCGTCCATGCGCTCAAGTTGCCGCTGAAGGAAACCCATCGAGTCGGCCGCAGCCTTGTCCTGCCGCTCGTCGCGTTCGTGCTGTGATGACTGCGCAGACTCCAGAGCCAGCACCCGCGCATCCAGTTTGGACACGAACCACAAGCCGCCAGCGCCTTGAGCCAGCATGGCGACGATGATGCCGATGGGAACCTTTTTGTCCAGGTGCCAGCCGTCGTCCTTCAGTTCTGCGTTCATGCCATGCTCAGGTTGAGCGAGCACGCCAGGGCCAGCGCAGCACCGAGAGCACCGGCTCCGATGTCGGCCGCGATGTGCCACCAGTCGCGGCGCCCGAGCCACACGTCGCAGCCCTTCTTCAGTACGTGCGCTGCGGTGGCCAGGCCAGCCGCTGTCCAGGCATCGACGTACAGATGTGCGATGAGGAACAGCACTAGAGAGCCGCTCATGTGCAGGTACTTATCCATTGGGATTGAGTAGAGGAAGGCATTTAGCTTGTCCATTTAGAGCCCTTGTGCAACTTGCATTTCCCAGCCAATATTTGTGTTCGCCGCGGCCACCGAGACACTGACCACCAGGCCCGCCGCAGTGGGGCCGGTGAAAACTACGTCTCCGACGCTTTCTGCTGTTCCGAAGGTGATAACGCCGGCCTTGCAGACCCACTCGACGCGCGTGCGACGACGACCCAGCGAGCTGCAATAGCCTGTGATCCAAAGCGTTCCGGCGGAGTTGTTGGGGACAGAAAAGGCTGGGCTTGTGGCGCCAATTCCCACGTTGTAGGTCACAGAAGTGAATCTGCTGAACGTGCTGCCAATTGATCCGACGGTTGCACGATCCTCTGTGTAAGCCGCAATGGTGCCGGTCCCGTCAACAGTGATGTGCCTGCGAAACGCCTCAATTTCCGCGTTGGTCGCGGTGTTTGCGGACAGCCCTACCAGATCGCCCGTGGCACTCTCAACGCGCCAAGCCGTGCAGTCGGCCTTGATGCCGTTGCCATCTGGTGCGCCGATCCGAGCGCGAGCCTGCAGAATCGGCGACGTGGTGTCAGGGTACGGCGGGCGCACGTCAAGCACGGCTGCAGGCAAGTCGGTGTTCAGCCCGACGAGGCCATTTAACCGCGGCTCCTGGCCTTCCTGGGCGGTCTGTCGACACATGGCTTCAATGAACTCGTCAATGGCCTTCCAGTAGCTTTGCTGATGCCCGAGAAGATTCGGGTGCACTGTCTCTCCAGAATCGAACAGCGCCGCCTCGCCGTAGGTGGCGATGGCTTTGAACCAATACGGCTCAACGTCGATTAGCGGCACGCCCGCATCCGTTGCCGCCTGGCGCATGGCTTGATTGACGCGCAAGTGCCGGTGCGAAACGGTGATGCTGGTGCCGGTGCCAATAAAGTCGGCCGTGATGTTCGACGCGCTCGCCGGCGGAAGAAGCTGCTCTGGCAAAACATTAGCCGCAACCGACGTGGGGTAAGTCTGCGGGATTCCGGCCGGCATGGTGTACAGCGTTGAGCCGTACGACGTGTTGTGATGCGGCGTGGTCATCAGGATCACGTCGGCTCCGAGCGCTCGGGCCTCTTTGACGTGCTGCATGATGTTTGTGTACACGAATGGGAACGTCTGGCCGTTGTTGTAGAGGGCTACAGCCGCGTCATTCATGCCGTAGGCCAGCACACACAACTTCGGCGTGTGCCCGGCTGTCACTGCAGCGGCCAGCGCCGTCGAAACTTGGGACAGCGCGCTCCCGTTCACGCTGTCATTGCTGACCTGCAGGTTGTACAAGTTGCCCGCGTCGAGCGTGGCTTTGAGCTTGATCTTGAAGTAGTTGACCGGGGCTTGTGTGGTCGGCGCTGGCAGCGTGGCACCGACTCCAACGGAGGAGCCGAATCCCACGATGTAGACGGGTAGCTGCAGATCGTGGCGGTACTGCTGCAGAGCGCGGAAGAAGCGCGGCAGGCTGTACGCCGCGGGCTTCTGAGTGCGGATGTGCGAGAGGTAGGCGCCGGCCTCTGCAAGCGCGCCCTCTACGGTTGTTGCCGTATAGTAACTGCCCCCGTCATACACGCCGACGCGAGAGGCCCCTCCTGGCGTTGCGGTGCTGGCAAGGCTGATCAACACGTCGGTCGCGCTACCGCTGACCGGCGTCAGCACCGTCGGGTTGCCAAGGCTGTCGAAGCCCAGTGTGGTGTTTGCTCGAGCAGCAGCACCCGGCAACTCGGAGAGGATCTCCGGGAAGGGGGCGCGAATGGACCGCGAGACCCCCAAGCGTATTTGCTGCACGAGGATCGTCAGTCGGTCCAGCGCGGCCTCGACGACGCTGGCGAACCATGGACCCCCATTGGGAAGCGCGGTGCCCTGAGTTTCAGCGACTTGGGATGTCAGGTAGACGCTGGTGCCGCTGGCCACGACGGTCGACGTCGTGACAGTCCCCCCTGGCGTAGCGTCTTGGTCAGCGTTCAGCGCCACTGTGTAGTCGACGTCCAGGACCAGTGTGACATTGACCCCCGAGCTGGTCTTGTAGGCCGAGAGGTCCGATGTCGAGAAGACCTTGAAGCTAAAGGGCGCCGCGATGACCGCGCCGGCCCCCAGGAAAGGCCCAGCGCTGCGGGTGGTGGTGCTGATCGTCATGCGGCCAATGTCGCCCTGACACTGGCCGCTATGCGTACTACTTTGTTTTGCTTTCTGGGCTCGGGTTGCCGGTGATCAGACCGCGGGCCGCATCGGCCGGTCCCGTGGGCGAGATGTCACCCTGCTGGACCCCGGCCAGGTAGCCAAGCGGCCTGGCCAGCGCTGTCGCAGGCAGTCCCGTGGCGATGCTCACAAGGCTGGCAACGTCGCGCACCGTGGTGCGGGCCTTGCCCTCCCCGATGAGGTACTTGTAGACGTCGTAGGGCACCCCGGCGCCCGACTCAAGCAAGCTCACCGCTGGGCTGAGACTCACCCGGTCGTCGGCCGGGTTGGTGTTGAAGCGGTTAAGGCCGGCGTTGGCGAGCTGGCCGATGAAGGGCACCATCGCGAACATGCCCTTGATCGTGCCCATCCCGAAGACCGCGGCGAGCCAGTCGTCGAGCCAACCGTCGCCGTCCGGGTCGTCGGGGCCCCCGCGCATAGCCTGGGCGATCGCCTCGGCGACCCAGAGGGGGACCAGCATGCCCATCGTCACGACCATCAGGGCCTTGCCAGCGCCCTTCTTCAAGCCGATCTCGCTGCTGATCTGCTTCAGCGCGGTGCCGTTGGTGTTGGCCATCATGTTGAAGTAGCCAATGAACTGGGTGAAGACCCGAGCGTAGGCTGGCCCTGTTTCGATTCGGCTCACGTCCTCGGGCATCGTGCTGCCCTGCGTCTGGCGAATCACGCCGTCGGCGTAGCCCACGGCGTCGGCGCCGGCCAGGCCCTTCTTGACCGCCGCGTTGTAGGCGGCGCTCCATATGATCGGGCCCATCGTGTTGTCGAGCGCGGACTGGAGGAAGTAGGCGTGCCTGTTGGTCCATGCCTGGGCGCGCTCGTAGAGGCTCGGATCCAGGAGGATCGCGTTCATCGCGTCCTGCATGGCGGCCACCTCGTTGTCCATCCTGCCCTTCATGTAGGGGCTTGCCGCGGACACCGCCTCGGCCATCTTCTTGGGGCTGCGGATGAAGCGAGCGGTCGAGCGCATCAGGTCCGACTTCATGTCGTCGGCCTTGAACTTGGCGAAGGCGCCAGAGAATCCCGTGATCTGCTGGATGGAGTTGCTGACGTTGGCGAACATCAGCGCGGCGCCCGCGCGCCCACGCATCGCCGAAAGCACCCGGCTAACGCCACCGTCGCCGACGATCGGAGTCTCGACCACCTGGCGCGCGCTGCGGTTCAGCCAGGGCGTCAGCATGCCGGAATAGATGGTCGGGTCGATCTTGCCCAGAGGCTGGCTCACGGGCTTGCGCGAGAGCAGCTTGTTGACGTCGCGCACCGCCGACTCCATGTGCGCGAAGAGCAGCACCTTGTCGATGTGCTGGCCGATGGTGCGCAGGTCCAGCATCAGCGGCCGGTTGTACTCGACGCGTCCTTTGGTGAAGCCCTTGCTTGTGGTCGGGAAGGAGAAGCTCATGCTCTCGTTCTCGAGGTTGGCCAGCGCCCGCATGTCTGCGTCGGGCACGATGCGCGGGTCTGCCTGGGCCGGCACGTAGCCGCCCCGGTAGGCACCGAACGGGGTGTCGAAACTGTCGGCGGTCACCTCGGCGAAGTAGCGTCCGAAGACGTCGCGGTGGGCCTTCTGGGCCAGGGGCTTCGTCTGCTCGAGCAGATCCCACACACCCTGGGCGAAGTCGTAGTGCTCCTTGCGCAGCATGCCAGTGTCCTGCATGCGCTTGACGAAAGCGTCCCACTTCGTGGTGTCCAGCGTGCCGTCGAGGTTCTCGGTGGCCCACTTGCGGCCCAGCAGCAGCTTGCGTTTGTTGCTCTCGTTGCCGGTGTGCAGGATGGCGTGCAGCAGCTCGGCGTGGCCGATGCCGTTGTGCCCCTTGCCGAAGGTGTAGCCCAGTTCGGGCGCGGCGATCAGACCCTTGCTCAGTGCCGGTGCGACGTTGTCGACCAGCGCGGCGTAGCGCTTCAGGTAGACCACCTTGTCGGCCCGGTAGGCGTCGGCTGCCGCCTTGACGGGCCCGAAGACCAGGCGCCGGAATGGGCCCCCGTAGCGGCCGTCCATGCCCTCGCTCCACTGCTCGACTCGACGCAGGATGCTGCCGGCGAACTGCAACCACCGGGAACGTGTCTCCGCTGGCGTCAGCGCGCTGTTCGTGCCGGGCGCCTCGAGCGGCACGCCGATGGCGCTCATCCGGTCGGAGAGCTCTTGGGCCGCATCGTCGATGTCCATCAGCTTGCCGGCCACCTCCATCTGCCGAGTTCGCCTGGCCAGGCGCCACATGGACTGGATCTCTTCGTGGAGCGACTGAAGCTGCTCCATCGTGAGGGCCTGCAGCGGCTGGGCGTTGCCGATGCTGGCGCGCAGAGAGTCCTGCACCGCCGCGAAGGTCACCGGGTCGTTGGTCTCCAGCACCTGCATGTAGTCGATGGCCGACTTGCCGCCCTTTGCACCCACCCCGTACATGGCCAGCACGGCGCGCGCGGCGTTGACCACGTCTGGGTCACGGCCCTTCTCGACGGTCTTCTCGTCGCCGTCTTTCACGACGCGCCGGAAGAAGGCCACGATGTCCTTGGCCTCGCTGATCGCATCCAGCGCCGCACGCGCGGCAGCGTGGTTCAGCATCTGGTCCTGCTTGGCCTTGATGGCCTCCTCGGTCTTGCCGGCGGCGGTGGCCTTCTGCCAGGCGCTGGCCGAGCGCCGTTCGGCGGCCTGGTGCTGCCATGCCTTGGCCTTCAGGTCTTTCAGCACGGTGCGCGCGACGATGTTCTGTGCGAACTGCTTGGCAGCCTCGGCGAGCACGTTGACCGTGATCTTGCTGCCGGCGGCGTTGACCTTGCCGGTGTCCTTGCTGGCCCCCAGCGCGTCAGCCTGCGCTTTCAGTTCGGTGGCCAGGCTTTTGGCCCGGGCCCGGTTGTGCACCGCCTCGGCAGCGGCCTCGCGCATGGCTTGCTCATCGACCAGGTCGCCGTGCTCCTCGAGCATGCGCTGGTCTGTCATCGCCTCGACTAGGTCGGCGCGCTTGCCAGTGGCGTCGATCGCGGCGAGCATGGTCTCGGTGTCTGGGAAGCCGAACGAGTCGGCCACGGTGGCCATGTCCTGATCGGTCGCGTTCTGCCCGGCCGTTGGCCTGGGGTTAGCTTGTTCCCACTGCAGCACCGCCGCCTCGGCCTGGTTCTCGATGCTGCGCTTGTTCTTCGCGAACAACTGGCCCTTCTTCAGGCCGGTAGCCCCGGGGTTGGTGGCGTAGAGAGCGGCCTTCAGTGCGTCCCGCGCGTCGGCCAGTGCGGTGGTACGCTTGGCCTTCCACTCTGCGGTGGCGGCCGACAGGTCGGGGTTGACCTTCAGTGCATCCAGCGCCGCCTTGGCGCGGAACTCCGGCATCTGGTCGACCTCGGCCTCGACCTCGGCCTGGACCTCCTTGCGCAGCCCGGCGGCCTGGGCCTGCAGCTTTTTGATCTCGCGACCGACGGCGGCCACGCTCCACTTCAGATCGCGGATGCTGCGCGAGGTCAGTCGCTCGATTGCCGACTGGGTGGCGTCGTCCTCGGGCACCAGGCCCAGGACCTCCTCGGTCTGCTTGATCTGCTCCTCGCTGGCCAGCATGCGGTCGAAGACCTTGCGCACCTCGGGGCTGAGTTCAGGGCCTGGGGACGTGCCGTTGACGAACTGCTGCAGGCTCTTGTAGACCGACAGCATCCAGGTGCGCCAGCGCCGGAAGAGGGGCAGCAGTTCGACGCTGGGCGCCTTGCCCTCGATGATGTACTGCTCGATGCCCTCGGCGAAGCGCTCGTGGTGCGGGCGCTGCTGATCCAGGGTCATGCCGTGCCAGGTGGCCAGGTCGGGCACGCCGAACCAGTCCAGCAGCACCTTCATGTCGGCCGCAATTTCGACAGGCGCACCGGGCTGGCTGGCCAGGTCGGCCATCACCTCGAGGAAGAAGTGGCCGGTCTCGTGGAAGAAGGTGGAGAGGTCGGCGGTCGGGCTGAGTGCCAGCTCGAGGTTGGCCGGGGTGAAGGTGCCCCGGGCGAGCTGGGCGAGGGGGCCCGGCGAAGCCGCCGGGGCGCTCTGCTCTAAGCTGCCGCCAGCAAAGCCTTGACCGTTGCCGCCGTTTCCCGCTTGTTCTGCTGCAGCGACACGATCTCTGACGGTGTCAGCATCCGCGGTGCGTGCGAGGTAGCGGGCTTCGGATTGGGTGAGCGCATCGAAGCCGAAGCCGAAGCGCTTGCGCCACCAGTCTTCGAGTTCTCCATGTTTGTCTCGCAGCTCGCCAAGTTGTTGATCCGACAGGCCGATCTTCGCAGAGTGTGGCTTTCCGGTCAACGCGACCGCGCCGATCACCTTGCCGTTGTAGCGCTGGATGTGACCCCGGAAGTTCGCCATCGTTCCGCCCTGGCCGATGAAGTCATCGACGATCAGGTATTCGGATCCGCTCTTCACGTCCCCGGAGAACAGCGCTTGACGAGCCAGACGGCTGAATCCATCGGCGCCGGTGTGGTTGACGATGTTGGTCTGTACCAGAGAGTCGTCAGTTTCCAGTCCAAGCCGCGCGGCGATCAAGTCGGCCAGGGCCTCTGGTATGGCGTTGACTCCCTGCTCTTCCTGCGCGTGGATGCTTGCGACCAGAGGACGGCGTCCTGCAAGTTCTTGCCGAATGGATTGGATCGCTTCGGGCGCGACCAAGTCTTGCACCAGGCGCGCTGCCGCAGCAGCATCCCCGGTTTTGGCAGCGTGGTAGTCGGGATGCCGCTTGACCGCCGACTCGCCCACAAGAATGCGCGCGTCCGGGAAGTCCTGACCCCACGCTGCGCGGCTGGGGTGCATAGGTTGGGTTGTACCAGACTGCTCCAGAACCCCTTGGCCGTCCGGCAAGAACCGCACGCGCCGCGCTTTGGCCGCGTTCTTGGTCTCGACCTTGAAGTCTTGCCGGCCGCCCGGAAACTCATCATCAAGCAGCAGGCGCTCGGGCTTCACGCGGAACGGCACAGCCGTGTCGCCATAGCCGGTATCGGTCTCTGCGGTCGTGGTGAAGTACAGGTCCGGCTCACCGGCCGACTTCAGAAGGCCCGTGCGCTGGATCTCCGCGGCGTTGGCTGCCGAGGTGTGGTGGTAGACGGTGACTGTGCCGTCGCTGTTCAGCGGCAGACCGGTCGTTTCATCAGTGCGGGCCTGCGGCTCTCGCAGCATGGACTCCGACACCGTGAAGTCTTTGCTCCGGCCCTTGTTCTCGACGAATCCAAAGCGCTTGTAGAAGGCCACCAGACGGCCCTTGCTCGTGGCGCCAAAGTCGGTTGCCGGCGACAGCACGATGCGCTGGCCGGTGCGGTCGGCGTACTCGGTCAACGCCTGCATGGCGGCGGTGCCCACCCCCTGCTTGCGCGCCTCGGGTTCCAGCGCGATCTTCGACAAGGTAATGACCTTGTCCTTCTCGCTGACGGTGCTGTCAATGCCCGATGCGGTCCACTGGTGGGTAACGTCGGAAAGGCTGCCCACACCGCCTGCGTTTAGCGTCTGACCCTGCCCCGCCTCCCCCACGATGCGTAGCGGGTACTTGGCCGCCATCTCCTCGGACGTCATGCCAAGGCGCCCGGCCATCGTGGTGTAGAAGGCTGCCGTCCAGGTGGCGTATCCCTCGTTGACCGCCTGGCGGAACCGGCCGGTGGCGGTGAGCTGATCCAGAATGCCCTGGCGCACGGCGTCGTGGGATGCCTGGGCGGCCTGCGCGTCCTGCGCCTGCTGGATGACGCTGGCCGACTGCTGCTCGAGGTACTCGCCCGCCTTCTTGCCGGCCTCCTTGGCTTCAAACTGAGTGGTTGCCGCGGGGTCCCCGACCCGGCCGTGCTCGACCAGGGTCTGCTCCAGCGGCGTGCCCGGCGCGACTGCCAGCGCAGCGCCGATGGGGATCTCCACCGTGCCGTTGCTGGTCAAGGCATCGGCCATTTGCGCAAGCACGTCCTCGGGCAGCGTGCCGAGCACCTCGGGGGGCAGTTGGTTGAGCTTCTCCGCGTCGACAAAGACGCTCTGCGGCGCGCCCTCGGCGCCGGCGGCCATCTGCTGCAGCACCGCGCGGAACTGCTCGGGGTCCCGCTCGCGCAGCTTGCTGTCCAGCGCCAGCTTGAGTTGCTCCTGCAGCATCTCGGCGGCGCGGCCGGCACGTGTGATCTCGGCCTCGTGGCCCATGACCTGCTCGGCGACCTTCATCGTGGCCTTACCGGCGCCGACCTGGATGCTGCCGCCCACGAGGGTTGCGATTGCTGTCTGGGCGATTGCCTCGGGCTGTTCGGCCACGAAGTCCTTGACCGACTTATCAGGGTGGATGACTGCCCACTCGTTGAAGTTCTGCCACAGAGTGGTGGCAATCTCCGACGGCATCTCGCTCGTGATCTCGAACATCATGAGCTTGGCTGCCGGTGTCCCCGCCGCCAGCTTCTCGAGGAACTTTGCCGCGCCTGCGTATTTCTCGAAGGTGTACTCGGCCACCGTGTCAGCAGCAGCGTGCACGGTCGAGCGGAGCGGGTCCACCCCGGCCTCGCGATCCTTTTGGTAGGTGGCGCCGCCCGCCTCTGCCACCATGCCAGCCAGGGCAGCGGCAATGCCAGGCGGGCCAAGGAAGGCCAGGGGTGCGTACTTCAGGGCCTGGGCTGCCGATTCGACGCCGCTGTCGACGCCAGACCGCACAGTGCCAGGATCCGCCACCGGGGGGTAGCGGGCATCGCGTGCTGCTGCGGCATCACGCCCGATCTTGCCGAACCCGTCGGCGACAAACTGCGCCGGGCCCAGTCCTGCGCCGGCCAGGTTCTCGGCGATGCCCCGGAAAGCCCCTGCGGTGGACTCCACCGAGTTGTAGTAAATCCCGCGGTGCAGAGCGCCTGGCAGGCCCCCGCGCTGGTCTGCGCCCATCATGTAGGCAACGGCCCCGCCGATTGCCTTCTCGAGCTTGGAGAGGGGCCCGCTGTCGTCCACCGCCAGCTTGGCGAAGTCGGGGTCACCGTACCGGCGCTGCAGGACTGGCGCCGCCACCGTGTCGGCCTCGATCTGCTTGGTCGCAGCGAGGCGCTTGACCTCGTCGGGCATGTACTCAGCAACGGCCGGGGCGACGTTCAGATAGGCGGCCAGCCTGCGTTGCGCCGCAACCTGGTCGGGGTTGCTGCCGCTGGCTACCGCGACGCTGGCGCGAACGCGCGAGGTGGGGCTTTCCTCGTCGTAGGGGTTGCCGGGCGCGCTGGGCGTTGGCGCCGCGCCGGCCGGTTCGTCGTAGGGGTTACCGAGGAGTTGCGGCATCGCGCTTCAGCTTTCGCAGGTACTTGGCGCCGACTTCCAAGTCGGTGGGGGTGTAGTTGGGGTCACCCCTCTCGCGGCGGATGCTGTCAACCACCAAGGGGCGCTGGCTCTCGGGAACGACGACCCGCTTCGCGTCCTCTTCCTTGACGGTCAGCAGGCTCGCTTCGTTGGTCCCCCAGACGCGCCCCTTCGTGAGGACGGCGGTGGCGGCCATGCCGCGCATCAGCTTTTCCTTCTCATCGCGAGGCATCTCTGCGTTGCCGTGTGCACGCTGCCAGGCGTCGATGCCGTCGTTGACCCGGTCGCGGGCCAGCGAGATCGAAGCCTTCTCGTCGTCGCTCTTCGGGCTATAGGCATCCAGGCCGACCGACTTGGCGATGGTGTTGAACTGGTCATGGTCGATGGACGCAGACCGCAGCTTTTCGGGGGTCTTGACGATGGAGTCATAGGTGGCGAGCACCCGCCCCGCGTTCTCCTGGCCCATCGGGCCCAGGGCCAGAGCGACGACTTCCTCACGCTTCATGCCGGCCAGCACGCGCGGGTCTTGGAAGGCGTACCTCGCGAGCGTGCCCCTGTATTCCTGCTCTGCGCGGAGGCGTTGGGCCTTGGTGTAGTCCCTCGATTCCAGCGCGGCCTGGTAGTTGGCCCGGTGCTCCGCGCGCGCCTCTTGATCCCGCAAGATGCTGTTTTGCTCGGTGGCGGGAAGCGCGCCCCAGGGTGCGGACCGCTGGACATCAGACATCGGTTGGTTGGCGACGAGCATGCCCACCACTGCGTTCTTGGCTGCCGTATTCATCTCGGCCTGCTGGCCGTTGAAGGCGGTGGCGCGCTCCCTGATGCCGGCCAGTGCGTGCTTCAGTGCGCTGGGCTCATCCTTGAGCGCACGCCGCGCGATGTTGTCCATGTCGGAGATCAGGACCGGGTCATTGGCACCCTGCGGCCCGATCGAGCGCCAGGCCGCATCGGCGATCACGTCACCCTTTTGACCGTCGACTCGCTCCTGGATGAGGGGCAGCATGTGCGCCCGCACGGCCGGGGTCATGCGCTCGCTGTTGGCGGTGTAGTAGTCCAGGGCCTTGTCGGCGCGGCCGGCAGTGACCATCGACTGCATGACGCCGGCGTGCATGGGACTGATCGCTTTCTGGAACATGGTGTCGAGGATCGCCTTGTCCTTGCCCGGGTCCAGGCCCTGCTCCTTGGCCTCTGCCAGCACCGAGGCCGCGATTGCTGCCGTGGACTTCTCCAGTTCCTTGTCGTCGCCCCAGAGCAGGATTCCATTGCTCGTGGCCGTCTCACGAGTGGCCGCGCGCGTCTCCTGCCGGTAGACGCCCTGCTGCTGCACCATGTGCTCTGTCAGGGCCCCCTGGAATTGGTTGTCCAGGTGCCCCGCGTTCATCGAAAACGCGCGCCGCTGCGCGTCGTTTCCAAGGCCCTTGGAGATCTCGTCCGACAGACTCTTGAGCTTCTCCCCGTACTCGTCTGGAAGACTCTTGCCGTCGGGCCTCTCCAGCGCCGCCTTGCTTTTGAGCTGCATCGCCTCGACGCGCGCTGCGGTCAGGCCGCGGACGTACTGGTTGGTGGCGTCGTCCACGCGAGTGGAGTTGACCTCCTCCTGCATGGCCGCCGCGATCTGGTTCTGCGCCGAGGCGTAGCCGCCGGCGGCGTCGTTCAGCCTGGCGTTCTGGCGGGCGCCGATCTCGCTGGCCTGCGGTCCCGAGGGTGTCGCGGTGGTGGCCGGGCCGGGTGACGAGACCGAGGTCTGCAGGTTGTCGTAGACGGGGACGCGCATGTCAACCCCTCACCCGGTTCAGTGCGTACCACTCCCTGTCGACGCGGCCGGCGGTAGTCAGCGCGCTAGAGGCGCCCTCCAGCCAGGGGTTGATCGAGTCCGCGGCGCTGCGCCTCGTCAACGCGTCGTTCCGGTAGCTCGTGCCCTGGGTGCGGTAGCCCCACGCCGAGCGCACTGCGTTTGCCGCGATGGTGTTGGCGTCGATCTTGCCCATGATGTCGGTGCTGGCCAGCGTGCGCGCCGCGCTGCCCACACCCAGGTCCACGCCACTGGCCGCAAACTTGGCAGTCTGGGCGCTCTTGAGGTTGGCGGTGGACAGCATGCTGCGCTGCCCCTCGCGCTGGCCCGCGAACAGGGCGCCCCGAGCGGCGTTGTCGGCGGCCTTGGCGTTGATGTCGGCCATCTCTGCCTGAAAGCGCAGCGCGTCCTGCTGACCCTGGGCGGCGAGGATGGACCCGATGGCACTGGACCATACGGAGACGCTGGACCATGAGCTGGTGGGAGTGGTGGCCATAGCGCATAAGGTAGGCCCCGGGGACCCCCTTATGCGTACTAGCCGCCCAGGACGTATTCGACCTTGATGGAGCTGATCGTGGCCGGCAGGGGGTCCTGCTGGCGAAAGCACACCTGACCGTCGTCGGTCCACGCAGACTTGTTGACCACCTCGACGACCCTGCTCTGCAGGCTCGGCGGCATGCCGTAGGCTTCGTCGGTGCGGGTCTTCATCTCAGAGAGCTTGTCGAAGGCCGGGCCCACCCGCAGCCCGCTGGTGTCCTTCACGCGCAGCAACACCCGGTTGATTGCCTTGAACTGGCCCTGCCCATAGCCAGGCGCGTCGATGGTCAGTGGAAGCCCCATGCCGTCGGCGATGATGGGCAGCCCAAACTGGATTTTGGATGCCGCATAGTCCAGCGTGAAGGCGCCGCCAGTGACCACGACCTGCCGGTGCACGGCGCCGTCGGCGAGCACGCTGATGGTCTTTCCCTCGAGCCATGTGGCGCCGGTGATCGTGGCCGTTGCCGTGCCCGAATAGGTGCCCCCACAGTCGACGAAGAAGCAGTCGGCCTGGGTGGCAAAGGCCCGGGGGCGCATGCGCTCGACGTATCGCTTGCTGACCCCGTTAATGGTCCTGCGCACGATGGCGTAGAGCACGTCCTCCACGCCCTCGGCCACGCAGCAGATGGACTCGAATAGCCCGTCGGTGTCGTGCTGGTGCCAGGCGCCTATCTGCTGCTCTGGGACATAGGTCAGGCCCAGCAACTTGCCGTTGCTGCTCACCGCCCAGACTGTCGGGTATGGCGACTTGCTGAAGGCCATGTCGACGATCTCGAGCCCGTCGAAAAGGTGCGGCGCGCGCAGGCTCAAGTCGCCGGTGATGAAGCCTTGGTACTGCCAGTTGTAGGCCAGCTCGCGCATATGCCCCCCGCGGGCAGCCGCGAAGATCACGTTGGAGTTGACCAGCACGGGCTGGACCTGGCCGGCGCCGACTGCGGACTGGGGCTTGACATCCACGCTTGCTGGCGTGAGGGCATCCCCGCTTCCGCTGCTGATGCGCCACTCGGCAGAGCTTGTCAGGGCCACCAGACTAGCGATCGGCACCAGGTGGCGCACGGTGTTGGCCTGGCGGGCCACGACACGGAACGTGATGCTGTCGCTGTCCCGGGTCGGGATCGAATAGCTCATGTTCGACTCGGTGCCCGAGCGTGTGAACCAGAGTGTCTGTGGCTTGTTTGTCGAGCCGCCGAAGACGCGCCGCTGCTCGAAATAGGTGACCGCGCCAGGGTACTCATTGGCCGCCGAGAATGGGTCGTTGGATTCGGGCGGGGTCTTGCTGATGTCGGGCGTGATGTTGTCGTCGGTGAAGCTCAGACCGGAAGCCTGGCCGACGTGGCCCCACAGACCGTTGCTTTGCTTGTAGACGTGGTAGCGCAGAGCGCCGGTGGCTGCCGTCCAGGTGATCACATTCTTCGCGCCGGAGTCGAAGATGTTGTTCATGACGCCCAACCTGACTACGAAGCCCCCGCTGACGTAGGCCACGAAGGCGGTGGTGTCCACCGGCGTGCCGTTCAGGGCCAGCGTCAGCGTGGTGGTGCTGGGCGCGGTGTTGACCGTGTAGGTTGCGGCGTTGATCGCAGTCATGCCGAGGACGGAGAAGAGCTCCACTGGGTCGCCGACAGACAGCCCGTGGGCAGCGCTGCAAGTGATCAGGCCCGGGTTGGCCTGGGTGATGGCGCTGATCGTGGTGCTCACCCCACGACAGGTTGCGGAGATCAGCGATTCGTCGATGTTGTTGCTGGCCACCGAGGTCACTGCGTACTTGTGAAGCGTGGGCGTGCCCGGTGTGCCGCCAACGGTAGCCGTTGCGCTGACCGTGGCGGGGGGCGTCAGGGTGGTGACGAACGAGATATCGGACCGGATCCAGCTCAGTGCGCCAAGGCGGCGCAGCTCGGCCGGCAAGTGGGCGGGGTGCACAAAGGTCAGCACGTCAGCCGACTGCACGTAGTTGATCGCGAACAGTTCGCTGGCCAGGTAGGTGGTTGCCACCTCGTAGGGCGAGGCCCCCGACAGCAGCGTGGCGCCTTGGGTGTGAAAGCGAACGTAGCCCTCGCCCACCTCGAGCACCATCGTCTGGTCGGTCGAGTATTCAAACGGGATCAGGCGCACGGCCTTGGTGCTGTCTTTGACCTCCCGCACGAACTCGAATCCAGCCCGGTTCTGGATGGGCCCGTGGGGCAGCACTCGGAAGTTCTTGCACAGGGCCAGGCCCGTCTGGAACTTGGCGTCACCGATCTGACCCCAGAACTCGTCGGTGACCTCGCCGCCAGAGAACGATCGCGAGTAAGAGCGTGCCATCAGCGTGCCGTCAGCCAGGCCACCGGGTGGCCCGAGCGGTAGGTGTTGACGCTTTGCTGGTTGGCGTCGAATGTCACTGCCTGGCCGAATAGGCCGCCCCTACCGTCGCGACCGTAGGCGATCGCGCGCCAGCGCTGGGCCGCCGCCGCGCCGGTGTCGCCTTTGATGATGGGGCCAGCCAGGAATCCACTCAGCCCGGCGGCCATCGCGGTCACCAGCGGGGGCGGATACCGGCCGGTGTCGATCACCAAGACCGTGTGGCGCAGAACCGCGCCGACGACGTTGGTGTAGAGCAGTGACGCGCCGTCGGCTGCCGACTCGATCTTGTATGGCTGGGGACTGATCGCCACCGGAGTGCCGGCCAGCGCCGTGCTGTCGTCGTCGCCGACCGTGGGGTCGATGACCGCGATGGCCCGCAGCATGTCGGAGGGCAATGCGTAGGCGTAGGTCCAGGTCGATGCGGTGTTCACCACCTCGGACAGCGCGGTGCGGCGCACCGAGAACGACCAGTCGTGAAGGGCCAGGATCTCGTTGCGCGCGATGGGGTAAAAGCGCGCGCACAGGCTGGCCTGGGCGCTGCCTTCATCCAGGCTGGCCACGTCCGCAGCGTCTCCGAGGTTGGCCAGGGCCAGGTTGCAGATGTCGATCGCGGATGCCAAGTCGTCCCCCTGATGTAGGACCGGGCGCTCGTGGCGCCCGGTGGATGGTGTGGCGCTCGCCGATCAGGCGATGTCCGGTTCCTTGTCGGGCTTGAAGGGGCCCTTCTTCGCGTCGGCCTTGACCAGTTGCAGGTTGGCCCCCAGTCGCATCGGCTGGCCGTTCTGGGCCAGCGGAAACACGGTCTCGAATTCGGTGCCGGCCTTGACGAGCCGGCTCTCGTGCGAGACCCACATGTCGACCATCGCGAGGTAGCGGGGCATGGTCAGGCGACCGTGAAGCCGCTCGGGTAGTTCTTGCCGGAATCGACCTTGGCGTCGGTCAGGACAGCAGAGAACGATCCCGCGGTAAGCGGCCCGGTGCCCACCGTGTACTGCACGCCTAGGTAGCGCTGACCGATGGGCTGCGCTGCGAGCACCGTCGCCGGGATCTCCAGCGTGATGGGCCGGCGACCGGCGGTCAGTTCGGCCTTGCCGATGGCATCACTCTGGACCAAGATCGTGGGGGACGTCAACGCCGCCGCGGCGCTGCTGATGACCTGGAAGTTGACCGTCGCGGCGCCGGCAGCGGTGGCCGCCACGTCGACCGTGAAGTGCACGTACATGTCCTGGCCGGGCCCGATGTCGCGGGCCTGACTCAGGTCGATGGTGTTGGTCGACACCGCGGTGGCGGTGACCGCCTGCGCGCTGGACAGTTGCAGGAATGCGTCGGTGATCATGGTGTGTCCTTGGCGGTTGCTGCGGCTTAAGCGACGAGCGACTCGGCGATGCCGAGCTGGTCCACGGTTCGCATCGGGATGCCCATGAACTCGAGCTGCTGGATGCTCTGGCCGAACTGGGTCATCGCGGGCTTGATGCCCAGGGCCTGGCTGGACTTCTCCAGGGCCTGGATCATCAGACCTTCCTTGATCGAGCGGTTGGCGTAGAAGGCCGGGCGGCCCATGCTCAGATTTGGGACACGGGCGATGGCGCGCATCAGCAGCTTGATCAGGTTGGTGGCCGCGGTGGTGGCCTGCGTGCCCGTCACGCCGATCCAGTCGGACACGTCGATGTTGGGGATGCGGACCACATAGCGCCAGTCCTTGACGACCAGGCCGGCATCCCACTGGTACAGCGACCGGGCCGCCTGATACCAACCGCCGGATGCGTCCTGCACCGACTCTTCGCCGAGGTCCTTCTGCACCAGGCCAGCGCGGCTGCCGCGGGGGAAGGTCGCGAAGACGGTCTGCTCACCCCAGACGACCAGGTAGACCGACGAGTTGTCGGAACCGGAGCCACCACCCAGGATGATGTTGTTCCCGTTGCCGGCGGTCGTCGCGCTGTACCGTGTGGCCAGGCCGCTGAAGGACTTGAGGTCGACGCCGACGTTGCCGTTGAAGAACTTGCCGCACATTTCCTGGCTCATCGCCTCGATGAACGGGCTGTCTTCGGACAGGCGGAAGGCGGCGCTGTTGCCGCTCAGAGCCAGCAGCTTCGCATCAATGTGCGAGCGTGCCTCCAGCATGCCGATCGTTTCGACCGCCTGTGCGGTGGTCGACTTGCTGGGCGGCACGCCCTGGTTCAGCGCGCGCCAGTAGACCGCGGGCAGGCCCGTGCGGATCCCGACGACGTGGCTCGTGGCCTGGTTGGCCTCGACGACGACCACGTCCTCGAGCATTTCGTTTTGCTGACTCAGCAGCTCGGCCACCGGGTCGATCTTGCCGTCCGGCGACATGCGCTTGCTGAGATCGGCCAGCGTCAGTTGGCCTGCGGTGAGGGTTGCCATGTTCTATTCCTTCTTCAGGGGTTCATTCCGGGGAACATTTCCTGCGCCCGCGACTTGGGCGCGCTCGCGGCCTTGGTGCCTGGCACAAAGCGGTCGGGGAGGACCGCCGGGCCGAGCTTCAGGAACAGGCGCACGAATTCGACTTGGTTGCCCAGGCCGGTCTTGTCGAGCAGGGCAGCCAGCTTCGGGCTGCCAGCGGCCTCGAGCACTGCGCGTGCCTTGGCCAGGTTCTCGTCGAGCTTCTCGCCGCCCAGCTCCGGGTCGGCGGCCATATCGGCTTTCCACTCGGCGTGGACCCGCGCGATTTCGGCGGCCTGCTGCGTGCCGTACTCTTCGACGGTCAGCTTGGCGGGCTCTGCGGGAGCGGCCGGCGCTGCTGCAGCAGGGGCTGCGGGCGCGGCGGCGGCAGGCTCCGCGGGGGCCGCAGCGCCAGCAGGGGCCGGGGCGGCGGGAGCAGCATTCGCAACGGGCGCGGCCGGGGCGGCCGGTGCTGCGGGCGCTGCTACTGCGGGGGCGACTTGGGTGTTCATTGCTCGGCAGTGTCGGCGGCGGAATCGGTGCTATGCGTACTTTTGGCCTGGACCTCGGTCAGCATGCGTGCGAAGGCGCCCGGCGCGTGGGTGTTGAGTTCGTCCAGCACGAACAGGCCAACGTTGCGTTCGCCCTCGCCGATGGCCAGGTGGACGCCGGGATCGGGCACGACGGCGTAGTTCGACCGGAAGAGGCCGGCGCGCGACAGGATGGCCCAGATGACGCGGCGCCCATCGGGCGTGGCCATCTGCGCCTTCCAGTCGGATGCGTTCTGCTCGCGGCGTTGGCGGGGGGTCACCGATGTCCTGCCAGGCTCTTGGCCAGGCTGCCGCCGGAATAGCCGCGGATGAGGTTGAGCAGGTCGTTGCGGGGAACGAATTCCGCCGTCGTCATGCCCCACATATTGGCCGTTCCGCCGTGGCCGACGTCGTCCTGATCAGTGGCCGCCCACACCAGCGCGCCGCGGATTTGCGGAGCCGGGCTATTCGCAGTGTTGAGCACTTGCACCATGTTCGACCGAATCTGGTCGCTGGTGCCGCTGCCCTGGTTAAAGCCGAATTCACCGATCACGATCTCCTTGTCGGGGAAGGTCGACGTGAAATAGCTGAACGTGTTGATGTCGCTCGGGGTGTAGTAGACGTGGAAATCGAGGAAGTCCAATGAGGAGGCAATTGCGGTGAGCCACCCGCTGGACCCGCCACCAGAGGTCACGACCTCGTTGGTCGAATAGGTCAGGGGCAACGTCACGTTTAGACGCTTGATTCGACCGTAGAGGTCCAGCAGCGTGGCGTTGTTGAAGAACGGACTCCCATTGCCGTTTGCCTCCTGCAGCACGTCCACCCCGATGACGCATGACAGGGCTTGTAGCTTCTTCAGTGTTTCAGCAAATATCGGTGCCATCACCGACATTGGATAAACGCCCGTGCTCTGGGTGTCGCTGTCGATGGGCGTGGCGTAGTAGAAATAAACGCCGATGCTCTGGCAGTAATTGGCAACCTGCATGATGTTTGCATCGTGCGCCGCCTGACTGAATTGCCCGCCCGCAATGCCGTAAGGGCAGCCCATGATGCGGAAGGTGTTGCACCCAGCCGCAACCAGACTGTCGATCTGTGGCTTGACCCATCCGGTCCAGTCCCATGTCAATTGCAACTGTGACCATGCGTGCCCGCCGCCGCTCGCGTTCACGTTGGTGGGGGTCGGGACAATGTTGGCCCCGTATATCTTCTTTCCGGCCGGGAAGAGAATGTTGGCCATCAGAAGGCCCCTTTCTTGAAGACGCTGAAGAATGCGCCCGCGATGGACTGGCCGACCTGCGTGCTGCTCACGTAGGCTTCGAGGTAGTCATTGGCCGCCAGCGGCATATCCAGCGTGTGGCCGACCGAAAAGATGATCCCGGTCGCGGCGGTAAGTCGGTTGACGCCGCCGCTGGCCACCGATCCGTTCCGGTAGATCGACAAGGAAGTGTCCAGGTAGCCCGCCGAGTTGAAGACCCGCGCCTTGACTTCATACAGGCCCGGCACTGGTACCGTGACGCGGGATGGGCTAACGGTCAGCGAGTGCATCTGCGCGTTGTCGTAGATCTCTTCGGACGACACAAAGCTGACCGCTGTCAGCGCTTGATAAGCCTGGAAGTTCCCCCCGTTGAGGATGCAGGCTGGCATGCCGTGCAGGTTACCCATGCAATCGTTGTTGAAGTCTTTGCCAGACATCGTGGCACTGGTAATGGTGCTTACGCCGGTGACCACCTTGCCCAGCCGAACCGAATTAGGGGCCCTGAAGATGCCGGCGCCGCTGGTGGTTCCATTGGCGACACTTGAAACGACGATCGCGCCGAGGTCCGTCAGGTCGATGTAGTTGTCCTTGCTGGCCGGAAGCGTGATGCTCGCGGGGCCCTTTGCAACCCGCACCCCGTTGATCACCGCATCCCCACCGGCGATGTAATTGGTCAGCGCGCCTGAACTGGGCAGCGTGTAGCCAGAGATGATGTAGGGTATCTCGGTGAGGCGGGGCACCACGTAGCCGGGCCAGGGGTCCTGGATCCCATTCCCGTCCGCAACTGCCTTCCCATCTGCAATCCACTGCGCGGCAATCGCCGGCAGCACGTCCAGGTTCTCGCCCAATAGAATCCGCCGGCTGTTGAAGTCGAAGCACTGGATGGTGTTGACGAGCATGGTGTACCCCTAGTTCATTCGGCGCCGGCGGCGCGGGTCGAAGCCGCCTACTGGCGGGTCCCCGACGTAGGTGCTGATCTGCGACACGTCGTCGGCCTCGAGCCACGCCAGCGAGGCCGAGGCCGGCGTGAAGACGCCACCCGTCAGCGCAGCGGCGTCGTTGGCCTCGGTCCACCCCAGCGCTGCAGCAACGGCCGCCGATGCGGTCATGGTCCCGCTGTCGTCTGCTTCCAGCCAGGCCAGGGCCGCGGACACCAGGGACGCCGCGGCGATCGCCGACACGTCGTTGGCCTCGGTCCAGGCCAGGCTGCCGGTGAGGGATGCCGTCAGCGTGCCGGCCAGCGCGGACACGTCGTCGGCCTCGATCCACGCCAGCGAGCTGGACGCGCGCAGGGCCGCCACGATGCTCGAGGTATCGCTGGCCTCGGTCCAGGCCAGAGCACCGGACACAGTGAGCGAGGCGATGGTGCCCGCCAGCGCGGAGATGTCGTCGGCCTCGGCCCACGCCAGAGAGCCGGATGCCCGCAACGCAGCGACCACCGCCGACACGTCGTCAGCCTCGGTCCAGGCCAGCGCGCCAGATGCGCGCAGCGCAGCAGCAATGGCCGACAGGTCATCCGCTTCGGTCCAGGCCAGGGCCTCCGATACCGCCACCGGTGCGCCGGCCGTCCATGCCGTGAGAAGCAGCGCTGCGTCCACTGGCTGCGAGCTGGCTGCGGCGGGGGCTGCGAAAGCCTGGTGCTCGACACCATCGACGAGGGCGAACGTCCCGGGTGTGGCTGGGGTTGCAAACCCATCCAGCAGGACAACGCCATCGACGAGCGTGAAGGCCATGTCAGTTGTACTCGAACCAGGCGCCGTTGATGAGCAGCTTGCGGTTGGCTGTCGTCACGGCAAAGGTTGACCAGACCACGATGCCCTCCCCCGCGGTCAGGACAAGCTCATCGTCTTCGTCTCGTGGGTTCCACTCGTCGGTCTGCGCAGACCAGTGGCCGCCGCCGCCTGTCAGGAGGTCCATCGTGTTTCCGACGCAGCCCCAGACCGCTGCGACGTTGGTCACGGTCAGCCCAGTTGATGCTGTGGCGATCAGGCCCTGGGCGGCTGCGTCAGCGGTCTTGCGTTTGGCAGGCGCAGTGACCGTTGCCGACAGCGTTCCGGTGAAGCTAATGCGGTTGATGTTGATGAGCGGCGCGATCAGGTCAACGGCAAGCGTGGTGGAGAAGTTGTGCTTGAGCGTGATCCGGTCAACAGCCAGCTTGACCGTGCTGGTGAGCGGGTTGATGAGGAACATGAACCCGGTGGTTGTTCCGGTGTGCACCGCTGTCGGAATGGCCTGCGCGGGGATCACGAACTTGTACTGGCCCGTGACATCGCGCTCTGTGCTGGGGATGAAGAAGTATTCCTCCACCGTGTTGGCTCCGACCACCGATTCTTTGGTGCGGATCTTCTTCCCGGTGTTGCCGGTGTCCAGCGGCAGGATGACGACCTGGTCGGTTTTGGCTGCCATTACGGATTACCCCGTGTGATCGTCCAGGCAGTCACCGACACCGTGACGCCGATGCTCACCGTGGCGGTGTTCAGGATCAGGTCGGTGCCAGACGTGCCGGCGCTGCCGTCGATTCGCTGGTTGCCCGCTGAGTCGGTGACTCGGAACCACGTCGCGGTGCCCGCCGCCAGGCCGCTTACGTTGGCCGGCAGCGTGGGCGACAGCACCGCAGCGGCGGCAGCCCCCGAGAACGGCGAGCCCAGCGTGAACTCGGCCAGCTTCACGGTGGCCGCGCCGCCGGTGGCGGGTCTGGTGCCGTCGTAGATCTGCAGCTTGCCCGCAGCGCCCACTCGCGTGGTGAGCGCATCGAGCTGCGCGTTGCGCGTAGCGACGTCGTAGCCCGTGGTCATCTCAGCCGGCCAGTGCCGCGGCGGCGGCCTTGAGCTTGTCCAGCGCCGCAGTCAGGCGCCCGACCTCATCGGCCAGGTTGTTGCGCTGCTGGGTCAGCTCGGCCACCTCGACGCCGGCGTTGTCCAGAGCAGCGCCGGCCCTGGCGTTGGCATCGGCCACGATGGACTGCGCGTCGGCGTTGGCTTGGGCCAGGATGCGGGCGGCCTCGCTGCTGGCGTGGTCGTAGGCGGTGAGGGCCAGGGCGCGGGTCTCAGCAGCAGAAGCGTCCACCACGACCTTGGCCTGGCTGGCCACGGCGAGCTCGTCCTTGGCGGTGGTGATGTCGGCCTGCAGCTTGGCCAGCGCTTGCTCGGCCTCGGTCTGCGCCTGGATCACGCTGCCCGCGTCGGCGAGCACCTCGGAGACTGTGGCGATGGCGGCAAAGCCCACCAGCATGCGGCGGGCCTCGGCGGCGGCCTCGATGAATCGGTTGCTCATGGCTTATTCCTTGACGTAGAGGTGAACTGCAAGCGACGTTGTGCCGTCACCGCCGGTGACTCGCGGGCGGATGAATCGCGTGGCCTCGACGACCTGCTTGATCTTGGCCGAGACGATGTCCAGCGAGCCGCCCTGTGGGTCGGACAGCGGGGCCCAATCGGTGCCGTTGTTGCTGCCCTCCAGGCGCAACGACCCGCCCACGCCGAAGGTGCCGCTGACCTGCACGCTCTTGTCGGTGTAGGCCGAGTGGGGCATCGGCTGCCCATCGTCACCGTTGGCCATTGCTGACCAGGCGATCACAAGGCTGCGGCTGTTGCCGGTCGCGATGTTGAAGTAGGAAACGGTGCTCATGGGGTTCCTCAGACGTATCCGCTGAATGCGCGGGTGGCATCAGTAATGGGGCCTGCTCCGCGGGCAAGCGAGCCGGCGGCGCCCTGCGCGATGGCCCCGCCCTGGGCCTGGGCCATCTTCTGCGCGGTGTCGGCCTCGACGTTGGCTTGCGCGGCCTGCTGCTGGGCCTGCTGCACCTGGGCCCGGTTGGCGCGGATCATTGCCACCTTGCTGTCTGGCACGATCAGGCGGGGGTCGATGCCCAACGCGTCGGCGTAGACGTCGGCCCACTCGTCCTCGTCGAGCTTGTCGAGCACGCCGGGCTTGATGGTTGCGATCTGCCCGATGTTGCCGACGAAGCGGTCGATGGAGTTGGTCGCGATCGCGCGCTGCGCCTGGGCCAGCGTGCTGATGAAGTTGACGTTGAGGTCTTGGCCCTGCATCTCTTCGGGTGCAGGGGGCACGATGCCAGCACGCAGAGCCCGCGCGAAGGTTCCCTCGACCAGGGGTTGCAGTTCTTCAAAGTGCAAGCGCTCGGTGGTCGGGCCCAGCATCAGCAGCTTCTCTTCTTTGCGCTCGGCCACCTCGGTGGCGGTCATCCGGCCAGCGTCGACCTGCTGCAGCATGAGCCAGAGATCAGCGTAGAAGGAAGACTTGACGCGCTCGCGCACGTCCTGGATGTCAAGCAGGAGGTGCTGCAAGTTCAGCGTCACGTCGAAGGCAGTGCGGATGCCAGCGCCCGGCGTGGTGCCGTCGTAGTAGGTCACGCCGCCTGGCAGCATGTCCGACTCCTGGTTCTTCATGCTCGAAGGCGCCTGCAGCGGGGGCTTCGTCTGGTAGTCGATGGCCTGGCCCTTGCGGAGTTGCTGCTGCTGCAACTGCTTGATGTCGCCCAGCGACTCTTGGCCCGGGCTGCCGCCGTAGATGTCGCCGCCTGAGACAGCCCAGCGCGAGACGGCGGCCGGGAATTCCTTGTAGCCAGAGTCGCGCAGCACCTTGTACTCGGATCGGCCCTGCTCGAAGCAGACCGACTCCCAGGCCATGTCCTTGGCCAGTGGGCTCGCGCGGTCGCGCTCGGTGCGGGGCTGGATGACGTGAGTGACCGGGATCCACGCATCCAGCGCATTGCGGTCGTACAGGGCCTTCACCGTGGCGCTGACTTCGGTGATGCCGTACTCGCGCACCATCTGCCCCACGGTCATCTCGAATTCCCTGGCAAGCGTGTCCACGTTGCCCAGGTAGTCGGTCGCGATCATGTACTCGCCAGCGGTCAGCGAGGTGTGATGGATGACGTGCTTGAAGTCGTCTGCGATGACCTTTGCCGACGTGCCGAAAACGCCCAGTTCTTCGTAGGTCGAGTGCAGCGCCCGGTAGGTGTTGCTCTTGCTGAAGATGCGCAGCAGCAGGCGCGTCACGTCGGACAGCCAGACCTTGACGGCAGCGCTCTTGTTGAGCTCGGGGTCCGAGGTCTCAAGCCTGAACCAGGGCCTGGCCGGGCTCGTCATGCCGGACATCATCCCGGCCGACAGCGTGCGCAGGGCGCGCGTGCCGGTGTTGTCCAGGATGTTGTTGTGCCGGCGGGTGCCCCGGTTATGGTCGGCGATCATGAACCGCCCGTTGCGCGGCATGATGAACTTCGATAGCTCCATGTACTGGGGCAGCCAGGTCGAGCGCTCAGACCGCAGCGATGCGACCCGCCGCTGCAGCTCTTCCCGGCGCTGGTGGGTGATCGCGGGCACTCAGCCCCCCAGCATTGAGATCCGGCCCAGGGTCATGTCGCTTTGCGCAACCCCCTTCGGGCCAGTCAGCATGGTGCTGGCGTTGCCTTGCTTGCCGGCCAGGATGGCGGCAGCCAGCGCGGCTGCGCTGTCGGGGGCCTTGGCGTTGGCCTTGTTGGTGGCCTCGTCGGCCTGGCGCGCTGTTTCCAGCGCATTGACCTTGGCCTGGGCCTGGGCGCGGCGCGCGTTGTCGTTGCCCGTCACGCCGGTGTACAAGCTGACGGCAGCGATTGACCACATAGCCATGCTCATTGCAGGTCTCCCAGCGTCAAGGCCAGTGGTTGGCGCGACATCAAGCGTTGGGCGCCGTTCACGATGCTGTCCTCGATGGCGGCAATGTCGGTGCCGCCGGTGGTGTTGGGGTGAACCGTGATCCAGGTCGTGTCGGCGTGCGCCAGGACCATGCGCGGCCCGGGCTTCGAGGTCAGGAAGTGCGCGCCGGTGAAGCGCTGCCGGGCTTGGCCTGCGAACCACACCGAGATGTCGCCCACGATCAGCGCGAATCCCTCGACGGCGTGATCGGCGCCCATGCACATGGTTCCTGCAGAGATCACGACGCTGCGCCCGTAGAGGCCGGCGGCCAGGTGGTGCTTGGTGCCCACGTCCACCAGGGGCTCGTCGGGCATGGCCCGGGGCGCCTCATCCGCGAGAAGGCGCAAGTCCGCGTGCGTCAGCACGAGGGGCAGCGCGGCCAGGTTCAGTTCGCGGGCGTGGTCAATTGATCCCTTCATACGGGTCATGTTCCCGCTTGGCTGCCCGGGTATGCGTACTCGCCTTGACGACGTGCCACTTGGGTGTGTCGATCGAGGCCAGGATGACCGCGGTGGCGCTGTCCACCGAGCGCTTCAGGGTCTCCCAGATCTCGTCCCTGCTCTGCACCTTGATGACGCGGCCCGATACCGACCACTTGGGGGTGGTTAGCTCGGCCTTCAGCTCGGGATCCGGTGGCAGCGCCCAGCCCAGGTCGTTGGCCGGGTCGAGGGCCTCGCGCATCTGCCACCAGAGCTGGCTGCGCAGGTTGAGGAAGTTCAGCAGGCCCGACCGATCGGTGGCGTTGGCCTTCTCGGCCACGTTCACCCCCTGGACCTGCTGCCCGGTCTGCACCAGGCAGTCGTATGGGCTTGCGCCAACGCCGATCACGTCCAGGTTGATGGGTGCACGGTCGCGCCGTTCGGCCAACACGTAGCCAGCCACGATCGGCCCGGAGGGGGTGTCTGTGCCTGGGTACTTGACCAGAGGCGCCACCCACTGGCGGGCCAGGCCATCCCCAGCGTGGCGCGTGGCGATCACAGTCTTGTCCTTGCCTCCTCGCGCCACGTCCACGCCCATCGTGAGCATCTCGCCTCGAGGTGCCAGAGGCTTCCAGCGCGCCATCGCAGCCTCCACCCAGGCCGTTGGGATGACCTGCATGGGGTCTTCGGTGATGCCGGCGGTGAAGTCGCCATAGAGCATCTGCGAGCGCAGGGGCTCGGGCAGCGACTGCAACTGCGACATGTAGTTGGTGGCCATGTAGTAGGGGTTGTCGGTGAGCCTGGCGGGGATGAAGGTGCGGCTCTTGGGCTGGATGACGTCCTCGGGCTTGAAGGCCGCGGGGTCGAATTCGTAGACGCGTTCGCCCTCCACCAGGACGAATGGGCGCCCATCTGGCACCTCTTCGTCACGCCCCTTGATGGTGGTGAACCACCGCAGCTCGCCCGGCAGCGCCGGCCTGGGGTGCGTCTTGCGCAGCCAGGGGCCGAAGAAGTCGAGCACCCACTCGCCCTCCTTGGTGGTGGGCGGGTTGAAGGTCATCAGCACGCGCGTGCGCTGCCGAGGGTTGTTGGAGCGGGTCCAGCCCATGACGAATCGCACCTGGGCCTCGCGCTGTTCGGTGACCTCGTCGAATGCCTTCAGGTCGTGCGGGCGTCCCTGCCACCTGTTCTCATCGCCCAGGTTGTCCAGGCCCGCGAATTCGCAGAGCCTGGCGGCCTCGGTGGGCAGGCGCCAGATCGACTTCTGAGAATTGAACCCGTCGGTGCCCTTGAAGAGCTCGGTCATCCGCTGGATGACGCCCTCTGTCTGGGCCTTCTCCCGGCGCACCACCAGCGACCTGGTGTGCTCGGTTGTGGCCAGGCCGACGATCAGGTCTGTCTTGCCGCCCCCGGCTGCGCCGCCATAGCCGACGATGTCGGCCTTGCTGGTACGTGCCATCTCCTGGGGGCCCGCCAGGGCCGTCCAGATGGGCCTACGGCGGGCCTTCTCGCGCAGGAGCAGGAGCAGTCGCTCCTTGCCCCTCCTGTCAAGCGCAGGGGTCGATATCACCGGCTTGCGGAGCACCCTGAGCGATGGTGCGCACGGCCCGCTCTGCCGCCTCGAGCGCCGCCAACTCTTCGTCGATCTCCTCGTCGGACATCTTGGTCAGAGCCAAGCTGCCACCCAGCTCGACCTTGCTGCTCTCTCGGTAATCGTCGGGGAACCTGGCAGCCATCGAGCGCGACCAGATATGGGCGTTCAGCTTCGAGCCTTTGGCCTTCTCGAGCATGTGCTTCTGGGCTTGATCTTCCCACCAGGCCAGCGCTGAATCGCGCGCGTGCGCGATGGCGTCACAGAACAATGGATGATCATCACACCAGCGGTCCACCGTCATGCGCGACACGCCAAGCGCAGCAGCAATCTGCGCCTTGCTTTTGCCCTTGGCACCAAGCGCGCGCACCTTCTCGCAGAACTCTTTACGGTAAGAAGTTGGGCGTCCCATCGAAGAATTTTCACTTTCAGGCCAGGCCCTATGCCTAACCCTTCACTGCGCGCTTCACGCGCCTTTGCCCCACGGCCAACTGCGCCCTTCTGGCGCACCTCACGTAGTCGCCCACCGTCGTGTAGCAGCACCCGAACTTCTCAGCCACCTGCTTGTAGGTGAAGCCTTCGGCGCACAGCTGGATCATCAGGTCCACCTCGTGGTCGGTGAACTTCGCACGGTGGTGGTCCTGGCCGACGACGTAGCCAGAGTCGTTGACGCCGACGAGGATCGACATCATCGCAACCGGCACTGACCCCGTGTTGCGACGGACGGCCATCACGCCACCTCCACCCGAACGAAGCCGCCCACCTGGTCGGACAGCACGGGCGGATCGCTCCACCTCCACCGGCTGTCGTCCACCCCCAGCACGTCGGCCAGGCCATCGAACCCTGCCTTCATGGCCGCCACGCAGTTGTCCACGTCGCGCGCACGGCGGTCAGGAGGCACGAAAACGACCCGAAGGGCCAGGTTTTCGGCCTGCAGGCGCCTTGCCCCCTGCGCCATCGCCTGTAGGCCACAGGCGACCCTGAATCGCTTCTTTACCCTGGCCAGCGCCATGTGGTGCAGCCGGGCATTGGGGCTTAGCTCCTTGGGGGGCCAGGGGAGGACCAGGTTGAGCGGGTCCATCAGGCGCACACCACCGCGAACTTGCGCGTCCGGGTAAGAGCCACGTAGGCCAGGCGGTTGCGAACCTGAATGTCACGGCTCTTCTGGAAGCTGTCCCACGCCAGCACCACGGCATCGAAGGTGCTGCCCTGGCTCTTGTGCACCGTCATGGCGTAGGCGTAGCGCAGAGGAGCGAATCGGGCCTTGAGCTCCCAGCCCGCGGCGCTGGCCTCTCTGGCCTGGTCCTTGATCGCCCGAGCCTCACTGCCGCCGGCCATCTTCTCGCGCATCTTCAGCCGTCGGTACTCTGCAAAATGCTCGCTGATGTCGGCCTGCCACTGCTTCTGGTCAATCGCTACCCAGCACGCCAATTTCCCGCCGCCATCGGCTTCAAGAGTCAGCTTGTAGGCCGGACGACCAAGCTCCGACGGGTGTCGCTCATCCTCGCAGTCGATCACCCGCAGCAGAGCTGAATTGCGCACCGGCACCTTGATCCACTTCGCCGAGCCGACAGACTCTGGATCCCAGCCCGCGAATCCGTCATGGGCCATCAACTGCGTTCCTGCCGGGTAGTCGCCCTTGCCAGGATGCACCATGGCATGCACGTGGGCGTTCACGGCCTGCACGGTGTTGTTGTCCAGAGCCAGGGCTCGCGTGTCCTGCTCATGGCTGATCGCGTCGGCCACCAGCCGGGCCACTTCGAGAACGCCGCCAGGCTGCATCGCCAGAAAGTCTTCGTCACCCTCGCGCAGTTGCTGACCCATCATATGCAGCGTGAACTCACGCCCTTCATCGATGCACTGGCGCGCCGCGGTGGCCAGTCGAATGATCGGGTTGTCCTGCGCCTGGCGCACGACCTCGGTGAGCTTCCAGTGCACCGGCACCTCGTCGCCAAACGCCGGTGAGAGCTGCAGGCCAAGTTGGCTGCGGTCCGTCACCGTGCCACGCGCCTGGTCGACCGGCGGCAGTTGGGCGGGGTCGCCGACGAACAACAGCTTGCAGCGTCCGCGCTTGAACAGAGCCGTGGCGAACATGGCCGCACTGACCATCGAGGCCTCGTCGATGATGGCTAGGCTGTAGTCCCGCAACGACCCCGGCTCGCCGGTGTCCTCGGTCTCCTGCTGCCCATCTGGCATGTCCCTGACCTTGAGGGCGAGTGCAGCCTGCAACGTCTGCGTGGCCACCTCGGCGCCGCCCAGCTTTTCAGACAGCACGGACAGCGCCTTGTGGGTCGGCGCCAGCACCACGACGCTCATGTACTCATCGGCGATCTTCGAGAGCTCATCCACGACGTAGGCCACTACCGTGGTCTTGCCGACGCCGGCATAGCCCGACAGCGTGGCCATTGCCTGCGATCCCTTGGTGCCGTCTCGACAGAAGTCGATCATGGATTGAGCAACGGAAGCCTGCGCGGGGGTGAGTTCGATGTTCGAAGTAGTCATGTGGAGAGGAAAAAATAGGTGGAGAGATTTGTTCTCTCCAGTTAAACGCTAGGATTCATGCGGGTTCTGAGCTTGTGGAGAGGCGGGAGGTGGAGATGCTTATTAAGGTATTTCTCTCTTAAGGTATAGCGCTCTTGCCGCGGCCGAAGCCGCAAGACAGCCATCTCGGCATCTCCACCTCTCCACCTATTTCGTGGCTGCCGCCTCCCCGGCCGGCTGGTCGATGACGAATTGCCGCGCGTAGTAGCGCTTCCCGCGCGGCGTGTTCATGTCGGTGATCTCGTCATCGGCCAGCAGGCGGCCAATGACTTCCAGGCGGTCCTCGGTGTTCAGCCTCTTGTAGGCCCAGCACACCTTGTGCAGCTCGTTCTTGGCCAGGCCGTCGGAGCCGGCGCGCGTCAGCACTTCGAGCAGCTTGGTCCCCGCGTCCGGCCTGTCGTCCTCGTCGCCCAGCAGCGTGACTTCCGCCAGCGTGATGTCCAGGCACTCGCGCACCAAGCGTTCGCACCAGGCCAGCATCTCCGGGCGCACCAGCGGCACCGCGGGATCGCAGAAGGCGGCCATGGCCACGCACAGGCGCCGCATGGTTGCACGGGCGCCCCATGACAGCGGCCGCAGGTGCTTGGGCAGCTTGCGGCCATGCTCGATCCACCGCGCCTCGGCGCCGGCCAGGTCGCACGCAAAGCGCGCCGTGATGGGAGTAGGCCTGATCAGCGCCGAATCAATCTCTGGCTCCGGCAGCTCTGCCGAGTCTGGCGACAGGCCACGAAGCTCCCGCAACCGTGCAGCTACCGCCGGCGGCAAACTGGTCTGAGCAGCCACGGAACGATCGGCCCAGCCCGCCATGTCCAGCGCCGGCACGAACAGCATGCAGTCGAGCGCGCCGCGGCCAAACTCCTGCCGCTTGAACGCCGTGCGCAACTGCGGCTCCGCGATCGCGGCCAGCAGCGTGAGCCCCGGGCGGTACAGCGTGGGCATGTGGCTGGTCTGGCCGTCCGGCCTCTTCAGCCCGATCTCGGCCCAGTTGTCCAGTGCGATGTCCTTCGCGCTGTGCACGCGACCGGCCAGCACGCCGTGCGCGATCGACAGCAAGCCGGAGGGCTGGCGCTTGGCGCTGGCGATCTGGTCTCCCCAGTCGTCGGCCGCATACAGCACGCTCGAACTGCGCACGAAGCTGGCGTAGACCTGCTGGGCGCTGCCCATGCGCTGGCTGCGCACCAGACGGCGCAGGTTGATGTCGATCAGCGCCGACTCGGCCGCTGTCAGCATGGGCCGCGCCTGACTGGTGGTGGGCGTCAGCAGCCCGAAGTATGCCGTGGCCGGGTCGCCGAACTCGCTGACGTAGCGACGGCCCGCGCAGGTGCACACCAGCGCCAGCGCCGCGGCTTGGGCCAGCAGCGCGTGCGCATTGGGGGCCGTGTCGAAGATCCACCGCGCCAGGTCGTTGAGCCCCTGCACTGGCATGGCCTGGGTCTGCACCCGCGGCCCATCGACGATCTCGGGCACCGTGTTCATGGTTCGCGGATCCGGCTTGCCCGGCGCCGGCGGCACCAGCACCAGGGCCGGCGGAACCTTTGGCCGGCTGAAGCCGTGCTTGTAGGCCAGATCGAAGATGGTGCCGAGCTGCACCGCCTCTCCCATTGGCTTGCGAGTGAAGCTGCGCCACACCCGGAGCTGGTCCTGCGGATCGAACTTCGCCGGACAGCTCTGCGACCAGGTCGACCACAGCTCGTATCCAAGGGCCCCGCCCACATCCTTGTGAAGGGCCATGCCCACGTAGAGCCAGGCCTCCCGCTCGTCCGCCGGGATCATGGTCAGCGCGCCGCGGATGTCGGACAGCTCTATCTCGGAAAGTGCCCGCACACCCGGCACCGGCCCGGCCGGCACCACAGAAGGCGCAGCCCGGCTCATGTCGGCGATCCAGCCCGGCAGCGGCGCGGGCACGTTGCCCTCCAGCGGATTGCTGCTGGCCTCCCAGACATACGTCCGCCCGCTGGGGTGCACGCTCGGCTCGACGACGATGTAGCCGTCGGCCTTCAGGTCGATGCCCTTGGACAGCTTGCCTGGCAGCCTGCCGATGTCGCTGGGCGCCAGGAACACCAAGTGACCGCCCCCGCCGCCGGTCAGCGCCTCGACCGCGGTGTCGAGCTTGCCGTGTTCGGCCTCGATGCGCTCCAAATCGAAGTGCCCGCCGTTGCGCGGGTCCACGTCCACAGTGACGAGGCGGCTGGCCTGCATGGCCACGCCGATGCCGGCCTCAGGGTCAGCCGTCCACCAGGCCGTGATCTTCTCGATGTCGGTGGTGGCGTCCAGGTGCCCCTGCCGAGCCAACTTGCCGTTCGGGTGCTTGGTGCCCTTCAGCAGCGGGAAAACGTGCCACCCGATGGCGGCGTAGGCCAGGGCGTATTCGAGGTGGGTCACCGAGCCCCGCCCAATCTGTTCGCCAGCGCACAAAAGTTGAGGGCGTCAGCTACCACTCTCGTCCCAATCTGAAAAGGAGTCGGAACCCTTTCCTCTGGTCATGCGCTGCACGACATTTGAGACATGCACTTCCTTGGCCGCCCACTCCCTGACGATCCGCGCCAGCAAAGCCTGCTTCGTGATCGAGCGGGCCTTGCACACCGCGTCGAACACGTCGTAGTCGACCCTGCGCACGTCGCCGCGCATCTCCACGGTGTCCAGCTGGTCGGCCATCTGTCACGCGGCCTGCTGGGTGGGGGCTGCGATATCCAGGCAAGGCCGGCCATCAGGGTGCGGCCAGGCGGGGTCGCTGATGCGGTGCCAGCGCACGTCGGACCGCAGTTCGTCACACGTCACGCGGCCGGCGGTGGCGCGCTCGATGAAGGGGCAGCGGTCGACTGGTGGCCTGCCCGTCAACCACTGGCTGACTGCAGCTTTGGAAACGCCAAGCGCCGCGGCAAGGTCTGAGTGTTTGATGTTCACGTTGCAATGTTAAGCCCCGCTGAACTTATCAGTCAAGCAGGACTTGTTGCCGCTGTTAAGTGCAACTTAAATAATGTGGAGATGGCCTCAGAGCTTTGGCAAAGAATCCGCGCTCTCCGCAAACACGTTGGCTTCTCTGGCGAGGCCTTCGGCGCGGAACTCGGCGTGAGCAAAGCAGCGGTGTCTCAGTGGGAAGCGACGGAACCGGCCAAGCGGACAAGCCCCGAGCTAAAAACCATCATCGACATGGCGCGCCGGTTTGAAGCGCCGATGGCTTGGCTTTTGGATGACCGATCAGACGTCGATTTGGAATGGTGGGTAGATGCTGCGGGCACCACCAATTGCGCCCCAGTTCTTGAAGAGGCTTTGCCTGTCATCTTGGATGCGCTGCAAAAGTTGCCGCGCGCCCAGCGAGCCGGACTGGCCGCCGACTGGACTGCGTTGCTGGCCGCGCCCGACAGTGCTGAGTTGCGCGCCAGAGTCGCCGGCGCGCTGCAGCCGCTGCCTGACTTCCCCGTGGAAACCAAGGACTTCGCCGGAAAACCAACTGTCGCCCCCCGGCGGCCGCGGGGCAGGCACCACCAGGATGACGTTACCCCTGCTCCGCCCCCGTCCCGCGAGGATCAGGGATGAATCTGCCCTTTCGCCTCATTCCGGACAACATCTCAACCGACACGGTGGAAGCGCTCGAGCAGCTGCTCGAACAGGCCCGCCGCGGAGAAGTGATCGGCCTGGCTTACGCGGCCATGCTTCGCCGGCGCGCTTACATCGTGAACACTGCAGGCGAAGCCCATCGGAACCCCACGTTCAGCCGCGGAATGGTCGCCGCATTGGACGACTCTCTGAGCGCACGCGTGCAGATTCCTACGTAGAACCTATCTCATGGATTCCGTGTGACGCTGCAAGAAGACCTGCCATTGTTTCCGCTGGAAGTCGTGAGCTTCGTCCCCAGCCCGTGGCCCAGTGCTGACCTGAAGGAGTTGGCGAGAACCGCTGACGGACACGACTTCGCGGCCAAGTGGGAGCACGAGGGCGCAGGCCTGCCGGCCAGTGAATGGCTTGGTCACCAACTTGCCAAAGCCTGCCAGATCGCCACGCCGTTCACTGCCACGCTTCACCACGGCGGCGCTCACGGATTCGGCTCACGCATCGAAGGTGCGGTGTCCAGCTTCAAAGACTTGCCACCACCTGAGCGCGCCCAGGTGGTGGCCGATTGCGGACCCGCCATGTCGGCTTTGCTGGCACTCGACGTTTTTTGTGGCAACGAAGATCGCCACCTCGGCAACTGGCTTTTCCGCCGGAATCTGGCGGGCCAGTGGGTGCCGCTGTGCATCGATTTTTCGCGCGCCCTGTTCCGCCGCGGCTTCCCGGCAGACGTGTGGCCGTTACCGAACTGCAACACGATCACCACCATCGCACTCATGAAGACCTCGGGCCGTTGGGATGGGCCCTACGCCGTATTCGCCGTCGAGCAGCTGCAGCGCGTCACACCCGCGGTGCTGGAGCATTGGATGGCGGAATGTCCGCTGCAGTGGCTGCCACAGGCCAGCCGAACCGCCCTTCTTTCCTGGTGGTCTTCGCCGGCGTACCATGCGCGCTTGCAAGCCACCTACGGTCTGTTGTGATGATGACCATGGAACTGCCCTACACCGTGCTGCGTGCAGTCCCCGATTTGTTCAGGGGGGACGCCCTCACGTTCGGCCTGCTCATTTGGGCGCCGGCCGGCCCCCGGGTGTGGGTCGAAGATGTCGACATCAAGCGGCTGCGCGCCTTGGGCCCGAACTATCGCCGATGGAACGCGCAGGAAACACGCCAGAGCATCGAAACCGAGCTGGCCAAGCTGCCCACCACGGACATGCAGCGCCAGATGCTCAGCTTCCTGGTCAGCGACCCGTCACCACAAGAAGGCCGCGTGGTCATCCTTGAAGACCGTGGCACGCTGGACGAGCAGATCGAGCGCCATGCGCAAGACCTTCTGGGCCGCTTGGTGCGGCCGCCGGCAGCCACGCTGCCGGCGCTCAAGCGCGCCACGAGCAAGCGCCCCACCAAGCTGGCGCACGAACTGCGCGATTGGCTCCGCGGTGCAAAGGCCTTCAGCACCAAGGCCGACGACTTGGCGCACGGCAAGGTAGTGGCGAACTACCCCATCGATCCGGGCGCGGATCTGTACGCCGATTTCGCAGTCCTCAACGGCAAGCTCAACGCCATCGAAACGCTGGACTTGCGCGGCGTCGAAAAGCTCACGCCCGGCCTGCGCGGAGACGCAGCCATCAAGGGCATCACACTGGACGAAGCACGCAAGAAGATCGATGGAAAGCGTGTCGTTGTGATGAGCGCCAGCGACTACGCCGTGGCGCGGCCCGCCATTCAGCTCATCAGCCGCTACGCCGACGAGGTGTGGGACATGCACCACGCCAACGAACGGCAGCGCCTGGCCGACTTCATCGCCGGCGCCTTGCACCGGGATCAGCTACCCGGCCTACAACTGGCGAGCTAGCCAGCACGAGATGCCATGGACACCGCACCACCGGGCTACGAAGCGCGCCGAAGAAAAGCCTACTTCGCTGCCGGCGCAATGTTGGCCGGAACCTATATTTTTGCTTCTGTCCTCGCGTCAGCCGCCGTCGTTTCCCTGCTCGCAGCAGTGCTGCACTGGGATGCTGAAAAAGTGCTCTGGGCCGCGTATTCCTGCGCCCTAGGATTGACGGCTGCAGGCGCCGCGGTAGCCGGCTACCGTGCTGACTTCTCAGACGAGATGAGCATCCAAGTCGATCGGTTCTGAAGCGGCGCAAGCAGGCGCAGCCTCCACCAAAGCCCGCCGCGAGCGGGCTTTTTTGCGTCTTAGGGTTATCACCATGCTGCGGCATGTTAAGTTTAGCTTGACTTATAAAGTTAAGCCCGGCTAGACTTCTCCACACGCACTGCCCATCGGCGGTGACGGGAGAACCCAGATGAGCCCCCGCGACCGCCACCGTGCCGAGGTCATCGACAACATCGTCATGGCCCTGTTCCTGTTCGTGATGCTGGCCATCTTCGCCGGCATGTTCGGGGACTGATGCCATGCAGCGCCACATCGACTCCGAACCGTGGGAGCCCATGTCTCTCGGCGAGTCCATCAAGTTCTACGCCGCCATGTGCGGAGCGCCAGCGGTGATCTGGGTCATCGCCCTGGTTGCCATCTTCTACTGACCCCAACGAGGAAACCATGAACGCCGTCCTATCGCCCATCAGCAACATCGACCCGCTGGCCGCAGCAGTCGAGGCCTACATCGACGCCAAGCGGCGCGAAGACTTGGCCAAGAAACAGCGCATCGAGATCGAGGAGTGCATCCTTGCCCTGTCGCCAGCCAAGGAAGAGGGCTCGCAGACCATCGAGGTCGCCGGCTACAAGGTCACCACCACCGGCAAGCTCACCTACAAGTGCGACGACGTGAAGGCACTGGCCGAGGCCTGCGGCGGCTGGCCGGCCAACATGGTTCCGGTCAAGACCGAGGTCAAGCTGGACGAGACCGGCTGCAAGTGGCTGCGCGCCAACGATCCCGGTGCCTGGGCCAGCCTGGCGCGCCACATCACGGTGGCACCCGCGAAGACTGCTGTGTCGGTGAAGGTCTGATCGTGGCATTCGACCTCTCCTCCATCAGCCGCACGCGCCGCGTGCGCGCTCCCAAGGTGGTCATCGCCGGCCAGAACAAAATTGGCAAGTCCACCTTCGCCAGCTCGGCCCCGAACGCCATCGGAATCCTGACCGAGCAGGGCATGGACGCCATCGACAGCCAGGCGTTCCCGGTGGCCACCAGTCTGTCGGACGTGTACGCCGCCATCGGCACCCTGATCGACGAGCCGCACGACTTCCAAGCCGTCTACCTGGATAGCCTGGACTGGCTGGAGCCGCTGCTGCAGGCGCACGTCTGCGCCGCCAATGGCTGGGCCCACATCGAGGCCCCCGGCTTCGGCAAAGGATACGTCGCCGCAGCCGAAGAGTGGCGCACGCTGCTCACCGGCTTGGACGCGCTGCGCAACCAGCGCAACATGGGCGTGATCCTGATCGCGCACGACAAGATCAAGCGCATCGAGGATCCGCTCACCGAGGGCTACGACAGCCACGTCCTGAAGCTCCACGACCGCGCCAGCGCCCTGGTTCTGGAGTGGGCCGACGTGATCGGCTACGCCGGATACCGCACCTTCGTCAACAAGGTGGACGCCGGCTTCGGCCAGAAAGAGACCAAGGCCACCACCACCGGAGAGCGGCTGCTGCACGTCGAGGCGCACCCAGCCCACTGCGGTGGCAACCGTTTCGGCCTCAAGAACATGCCGCTCGACTGGGCGTCATTCAGCACGGCCCTTGCCGCCGCACAAACCCCCGCAACCTGAACGAAAGAACCCAATGGCACAGATCAACTTTAATGCGCGCAACGTCGCCCCAGAGCTGCCGCGCGACCCCGTCCCCGCCGGCGTCTACCTGGTGCACGTCACCGAGTCCGACGTGGTGGCCACCAAGGCCGGCAACGGCCAGATGCTCAAGCTCACGCACGAGATCCTGGACGGACCCTGCAAGGGCCGCAAGGTGTTCGGCAACATCAACGTGCAGAACGCCAACCCCGAGGCCGAGCGCATCGGCCAGTCGCAACTGTCCGCCCTGTGCCACGCCGTCAATGTGCTGGACCTGCGCGACACCAGCATGCTTCACATGATCCCGCTGCGCATGCGGGTGACCATCCGCCCGGCCGGGCCCGACAAGGCCGGCGTGCCGCGCGATGCGCAGAACGAGGTCAAGGGCTACGAGGCCGCCGGCGGCGCCAGCCCCTCCACGGCCGCGCAGCGCCCCGCCGCACCGGCCTTCAGCGCGCCGCAGCAGCCCGCGCAGATGCCCGCCGCTGCCGTTCCACCCGCCGCCCGCCCTGCAGCCGATGGTGCTGCCCCCTGGGCTCGCCGGGCCTGAGCCAGATGGCCGCCATCCCCAAGCCAGACACCACCAGCACGGTGGCGGCCATCTACCGGTGGTACGAGCGCACCACGCCCGGCGGCCACCGGGCGCACTTGGGCGCCAGCGTGATCGGCCACGCCTGCGACCGATACCTGTGGCTGCTGTTCCGCTGGGCAGGCGCTGAAGGCTTCGACGGCCGCATGCTGCGCCTGTTCGACACCGGCAAGCGGGCCGAGCCCCGCTTCATGGCCGAGCTGCGCGGGATCGGCTGCGAGGTCCACGAGTTCGACGAGTTCGGCCAGCAGATCCGCGTCGCCGACATCGGAGGCCACTTCGGCGGCAGCCTGGATGCGGCCGTGCTCGGCTTGCCCGAGGCGCCGAAGACCTGGCACGTCTGCGAGCAGAAGACGCACGGCCAGAAGAGCTTCGACGAGCTGGTGAAGAAGAAGGTGCGTGAGGCCAAGCCGATGCACTGGACGCAGATGCAGGTCTACATGGGCCTGACGGGCATGGAGCGCGCCATGTACCTGGCCGAGAACAAGAACACCAGCGAGGTGTACGCCGAGCGGGTCGAGTTCGACCAGGTCGAGTTCACCCGCACGCTGGAGCGGGCCCGGCGCATCATCACCAGCAGCACGCCGCCGGCCAGGCTCAGCGCCGACCCAGCCTGGTTCGAGTGCAAGTGGTGCCCGTTCCATGCGCAGTGCCACGGCCAGGCGCTGCCCGATGTCAACTGCCGCACCTGCGCCCACAGCACGCCGCGCGTGGATGTCGACGGCGGCGTGTGGCAGTGCGAGCTCGAGGGCGTGGCCCTTGACGACGCCACGCAGCGCGCCGGATGCAGCGGGCATCGGTATATCCCGATCCTTCTGGAGAGCATCGCCCAGCAGACCGATGCCAAGGAAGAGGTCGACGGCAATTTGGCCGTGAGCTACACACTGCCCAACGGCGCCGGCGAGTTCGTCAACGGCTACCCGCCCGGCTACAGCTCGATTGAGATCCGCGCGACGCAGCACGCCAGCATGCTGGGCGACGAGACCGTGCAGGCGATCAAGGGCGAGTTCCCGCAGGCGAGGATGGTGGCGTGATCCAGCTTCGCCCCTACCAGGACCGCGTCCTGGCCGATCTGTGGACCTGGTTCGAGTCCCACCCGGACGGCGACCCGGTCGTCGAGGCCTCGGTGGGCGCCGGCAAGTCGGTGCTGATCGCCGAGCTGTGCCGCCGTGCGATCGAGGCCTACCCGGATACCCGCACCCTGATGGTGGTGCACGTCAAGGAGCTGATCGAGCAGAACCTGCAGAAGCTGCTGCAGGTGTGGCCAGCCGCCCCCGTGGGCGTCTACAGCGCCAGCGTCGGCAGTCGCCAGCTCGGCCGGGCGATCACCTACGCCACCATCGGCAGCATCGCCAAGCGCGCGCACCAGCTCGGCCAGGTCGATCTGATGCTGGTCGACGAGTGCCACCTGATCAGCAGCAGCGAGGCGACCATGTACCGCAAGCTGATCGACGATCTGCGGCGCTATTGCCCGGCCATGCGCGTCATCGGCTGGACCGGTACCGCCTTTCGCGGAGACGGCATTTGGCTGACGCAGCAGGGCGTCTTCAGCCACGTCGCATCCCGCGTCACCATGGGCGAACTGCTCAAGGACGGCTACCTGTCCCCGCTCGTGCCGGCACCAGTCGAGACCCGCATCAGCTCCGAAGGCGTGGGCACCAGCGGTGGTGACTACGTCATCAGCCAACTGGCCAAGGCCAGCGACAAGGCCGAGCTGGTGACCAAGGCCTGCGCCGAGCTGGCCCGCCTGGCCGCCGACCGCAAGAAGTGGCTGGTGTTCGCCGTGACTGTCGAGCACGCCAACCACCTGGCCGCCGAGCTGCGCGACAAGCACGGGATCGCCTGCGCCGTGGTCAGCGCCAAGACGCCAAAGGCCGAGCGCGAGTCACTCATCAAGGACTTCAAGCGCGGAGGACTGCGGGCCCTGGTCAACGTGGCCGTGCTGACCACCGGATTCGATGCGCCCGAGGTGGACTGCATAGCCCTGCTGCGCGCCACCAAGAGCCCGGTTCTGTACGTGCAGATCGCCGGCCGTGGCATGCGCACGGCACCCGGAAAGACCGACTGCCTGTGGCTGGACTTCACCGACACCACCTACACCCTGGGCCCGGTGGATGCCGTCAAGGGCCGGGCCCGGCCGCCAGCGAGGGAGGGTGACGCCCGCGGAGCACCGTTCCGCTACTGCGACGGCTGCGGCAACCCGGCACCTGCTGCAGCGCCGGCTTGCCCAGAGTGCGGCCAGGTCTTCCCGGAGGCTGAGCGCGTCACGCACTTCACCCAGGCCAGCGTGGCCGACGTACTGACGCCGGCCGGGCCGCAGTGGCACAGCATCACCCGCGTGGCCTACCGGCACAACGACGGCAAGGACGGCAAGCCAGACACCCTGCGCGTGGACTACTGGTCCGGCATCCGCACGGTAGCTATCGAGTGGGTGTGCATCGAGCACCCCCCCGGCTGGGCCCGCAGCAAGGCGCAGGGCTGGTGGAACACCCGGGCCATGGTGCCGATGCCGGCCACCGTCGAGGAGGCCCTGCAGGTGACGCACGAGCTCCTGCAGCCCGCCCGCATCCAGATTCGCCAGTCCGGCAAGTATGCCGAAATCGTCAACGTCGAATGGCCGCCCGAGCAACTGCAACAGGCAGCCGCCTAACCAACCAAAGGAGCCCACACATGGCAACAGCAACCAGGATCTATCACATCAATGTCGAGGGCGTCGTGTACCTCGTTCGAGCATCCACGTCAGCCGCCGCCCTGGCGCACGTCACGCGCCGCATCGCATCCGTCCGCGTGGCCAGCCAGGACGACCTGGTCAACTGCCTGGCCGACGGCGTCAAGGTCGATAGCGCCAAGGAAGAGGCGGCGCCTGAGCCGGCGCCGGCACCGTCGATGCCGCTGTGGCCGATGCCGACACCGGCGTCCAGCGGATTCGCCGACATGCCGACGCCGCAAGCGGAAGACGACGACGAGGACGAAAACGAGGAGGCGCCGTCCACCAAGCCGGCCCGCCTTGGCACCGTCGCCAAGTACCGAGACTCCATGACCGGCAGCACCTGGTCGGGTCGCGGCCTGAAGCCGACCTGGCTGCGCGTAGCGCTGGCCAATGGGCACCAACTGGCCGAGTTCGAGGTCAAGGCCGAAGAGGTGCAGGCGTCATGAAGCAGAGGCCCCGCACCGAAGACAGCGCGGGCCGCCTTGCCCGCCTGCTTGAGTTCTGCCGTGAGCCACGCTCAATGGCGGATATTCGTGAGGAGTTCGGCGATGACGAGCGCTGGAGATTCAGCGTTTACAACGTGGTGCAGCGCAACTTCATGCTGAGCACGAAAGAGTCGCACGGATACCCGCGCATCTTCGTGACTGTCGGGTCTGCTCCAGGCCGCGCTCCGCAAGACAGCAAGGTGAAGCTCAAGTTTGTCCCTGCGTCGGTGTGGGACTTGGGGAGGGCCATTGCATGATGACCAAACCCGTCCGCCTGGAGCTCAATAACAGCGGCAGTTGGAAGGTGATAGGCCGCTTCGACGCCGCCGACGATGAGCAGACGAACCTGGTGCTCGACTGCGCCGAGCAGCTCATCCAGACGCTGCACAACTGCGAGGATTCCAAGCGCTGCCCGACGCTGCGGGTGAGCATTGACGACGGCTTGTCGTCGGTCCTGCTGCGCTGGGCGCTGGATACCGGCTGGCGGGATGCTGCGACGGGTGAGCCGACATGACCACCAAGCCATCCCCAGGCGACCGCTTGACCCAGCCAGACGGCACGGTGCACATCCGCGTGCACCGCATGTACTACGACGACGATGGACTTCCCATCGGGCGCCTTACCGTCTCCGGCCGCGCTCGGTACGAGTGGCTTCCGCTCTCGGCAATCGAGCCGTGGGATGAGTACCTGCTCACGGCAGGCGAGATCCGCGCGCTGCGGTACATGCAGCGGCGGGCGAAGGAGGCGGCGTGATGTGCGCCTGCACACCCCACTTGAGGACGCCATGGTGCGGCAAACAGACGTGCCGCCCGGCATTCGGTCCAGTCATTCCCGCGGCTCCGCTTGACCGACCTGTTAGGCCTGCTGGCCAGAGAGGAAGCGCATGACAGCCTCAGAAAAGAAGTATTCCGAGACCCTGCCGAACATTGAGCCGATGACGGTGAGCCCAGACGTTGCCGCGGCAAGGCTGGGTATCTCGCTGCGTAGTGTGTACACGCACATTGCGACCGGCGAAATCCGCAGCTTCAAAGACGGCAAGCGTAGGTGCATCCCGGTGGCCGAACTGCAGCGCTTCATCGACCGGCGCATGTCAGAGGCGGGCGGTGGAGAGGCCTAACGTTCGAGCTAAGCCGCACCCGTGGGGTGTCGGCTTGAGCGATGGGTTAGCCCTCTGGTTCCGAAGCGAGACACAAGGGGCATGCCGGCCGCCCACGAGGCCGGTAACGGAGAACTCAATATGCAAGCGATGAAGCGAAACGAAGTGAACGCTGCGACTGGCATCAACAAGGTGAAGCAGTACGGCTGGGAATTGAAGGACAAGCCCGGAGAGCTGGTGTGGCTGAGCAAGAGTGAATTGCTGGTGGACCACAGCTACCAGCGCAACGCCACGCACATCCGCGTGCTGCACATTGCCCAGAAGTGGAGTTGGCTGGCGTGCGGTGTGATCGTGGTGGCAAAGCGCGAAGACGAACAGCGCTTCTACGTGGTGGACGGCCAGCACCGCGTGCAGGCGGCACTGAAGCGCAGCGACATTGACCTGCTGCCGTGCCTCGTGTTCAAGACCGAGAGCGCGAAGGAAGAGGCGGCCGGGTTCTACGACGCCAATACCGGCCGCCGGCTGCCCACCAGCTTGGAGAAGTGGAAGGCTCAGTTGATGCGCGGCGACGCCACCACGACCTTCGTCGATGCGCTGATTCGGCAGGCTGGCCGTGTGGCGAGCAACACGACAGGCCCTGGCGCTGTGCGGTGCGTGACGTCCCTGCTGAGCGCCGCCGACTCCAACCGCGAGATGCTTGTCCGTATATGGCCGCTGGTGGTTGAGGTGTGCCAGGGGCAGGTCTTGAACGAGCGCGTGTTTGAGGGCCTGCTATGGCTGGAAGCGCACCTTCCGGAAGGGCAAAGCCTGACGGACAAGCGCTGGCGCGAGCGCGTGAACCGCGTGTGCTTCGCGGGCTTGCTGGATGCGGCACAGCGTGCGGCCACGTTCTACGCACGCGGCGGCGCAAAGGTGTGGGGCCTGGGAATGTTGGAGGCGCTGAACAAGGGGTGCCGCATTCATCTTACCCTGCGGGAAGAGGGCTAACGCACTGTAGGCCAACCCTGGTTGGCCCATTTCCGCCACGCACGCCCATGCGCACCCTCACCCTCGACGAAGCCGCCGATCTGCTGAAGACCACGGCAGAGACAGTGAGCGACTGCATCCACAATCGCGGCTTGCAGGCGGCGCGGATCGGTCGGGCCTACGTCCTGGTGGAGGAAGACGTGATCGCCTGGCTGCGCACCCAGTACAGCAATGCCCAGGAGGCACCATGCGTCTCTATCAGCGCGACCCGGGAGGCCCTTGGTGGGTTGATCTCGGCAAGGTCGCCGGCAAGCGCGCTCGACGCAGCACTGGCACCGCGGACCACGCCGAGGCGAAGGAATACGCCGCCACGCTTGCGGGCGATCTCTGGCGCGTCCGCCGGCTCGGGGAAGTCCCCCGCGTAAGCTGGGACGATGCGGTCCTAGCCTGGCTGGCGGACCACCAGCACAGAAAGAGTATCGAGGAGATCAAGCGCGTCCTGCGCTGGCTCACCGGCCACCTGCGAGGCAAGGCCATCGCCGACATCACCGACTCCACTGTGCGCGAGCTGGCCAAGCTGCGCCGGGGCGAGGCCGTCAACCGGCGCGAGATCGAGCGCGCGATCGCGGCAGAGAAGAAGCCGCCGGCGCCGAAGACCACCAGCGGGGCCACGGTGAACCGGCACCTGGCGCAGCTCAGCGCGGTGCTGCACTATGCCCAGGGCCGTGGCTGGCTGGCCACCGTGCCGCCGATTGCCAAGGCGCCCGAGCCGGCTAAGAAGGTGTCCTGGCTGACGCGAGAGCAGGCGGCCGAGCTGCTGGACGAGCTGCCGCCGCACTTGCGCGCCATGGCCGCGTTCGGCCTGGCCACGGGTCTGCGCGAGACGAACATCCGCCTGCTGACCTGGTCGCAGGTTGACCTGCGCCGCGCCGTGGCGTGGTTCGAGGCAGACCAGATGAAGGCAGGCAAGACGCACAGCGTGCCGCTGAACGCCGAGGCGCTGCAGGTGCTGGCTGGCCAGCATGGCAAGCACAAGCGTTGGGTGTTCCCGGTGCCGCGCTGGACGACCGACGCACAAGGCAATGCGCACCAGGTCAGCGATGAGCCTACCGGCAAGATCAGCAACCACGCCTGGAACAAGGCGCGGGCCAGGGCCGGGGTGCCATGGCTGCGCTTTCACGATCTGCGCCACACCTGGGCGAGCTGGCACGTCCAGCAGGGCACGCCGCTGCCGGTGCTGCAGGAGCTCGGCGGCTGGGCCAGCCTGGCGATGGTGCAGCGCTACGCACACCTCGGCCAGAGCCACATTGCGGCCTGGGCCGGCAACGTGTCGCCCGGCGGCACGAAAGTGGCACACCCGGCGCCCGAAGAGGGCAAAAAGAAAGGCCCCGAAGGGCCTTCTACCGAGGTGGGGTGGCTGATGGGACTCGAACCCACGACGACCAGAATCACAATCTGGGACTCTACCAACTGA